AGTTGTAAGAGATGAAGCACAAAAACAATTTGATGCTCAAGCTGCTGCAACAAAAAAAGCTGCAAAGCGTGAAGTAAAACATCTTGACGAAGTTATCATCGAGAAATTAGATGGTAAATTAGATGAGATGGAGAAATCAATGAAATCAAATGGTAAATTCCGTTTAGATTTAAGAGATGTAAAGTCTATGACTTTATCTGCAAGTTTAACAGGAGATGCTCAAGCATCATATGCTCCTAATGCTTCAGTATTACCAAGTCAAGCAATCAACTTCCGTGATTTAGTACCAACTGTAAGAAGTGAATCAGGTCTTTATGTATTCTACAAAGAGACTGCTACAACTAACAACATTGCTGCTCAAACTGAAGGTTCAAACAAAGGTGAGAACAACTACGCATTAAGCGAAGTAAAAGTAGTTAATGACTACATTGCTGGTTTCTCTACTTTCTCTAAGCAAATGGCTAGAAGTTTACCTTTCTTAAGCACAACTTTACCAAGAATGTTGACTAGAGATTTCTACAAAGCTGAGAATGCTGCGTTCTTCTCTACTGTTTCTGCTGCTGCAACTGGTTCTACTACAACTGCTGAGACTGTTGATTTAAAGCAATTAGTTGACTACATTGGCAACCAAAAGAGTGCAAACTTTGTATCTTCTGTTGCTTTAGTAAGTCCTTCTCAATTAGGTCGTTTATTGAAAGAAACTATCACTGCTGGTTATTATGCTGGTTCTGGTAGTGTTATCGTTAATCCTAATGGTGGTATGACAATCTGGGGAACTCCAGTAATTGCTGCATCTTGGGTTACTGATGATAAAGTACTTATTTTAGATAACAACTTCGTAGAACGTATTGAGGTTGAAGGAATGGCTATTGAGTTCTCTTATGAGAATGCTAGTAACTTCCAACAAAATATGGTTACTGCTCGTATCGAGTGTTATGAAGATATCAACTTAATGCAACCAACTTCAGCTATTTTTGCTGACTTAGGAAACGTATAGTTCTAATCTTACATAGATATAAAGACCCCATCTTAATCGGTGGGGTTTTTTATTATAAATAATGTAAATTTGTAAAAAAGGAAATATGTATAACTTTCTAAATGATTATACTTTCATTGATAATACTCCAGTAGTAGAAGGTGTAACAGTAGCAGAAGCAAAATTATATTGTCGTGTTACAACTGTATCAGAAGATGATTTATTTGCAGAATTAATAACACAAGCTAGAGAATCAATTGAAAAGGTTACTAATTTAAGCCTTATACCTAGACAAGTCAACGTTTGGTTTGATAATCAAGCTGGAGGATATGAATTGCCATTTGGTCCAGTAACGTTTTTTATGGCTTTGTTTAATGAACAAGGAGATGAAATAGCACAAGATAATTATGTATTAGTAGGAGACCAATATCCTAAAGTAAGGAGACCTTTATTTACTAATATGTCTGCTCAATATATGGCTGGGTTTAACTGCATACCTAAGGACTTAAAAATAGCTATTTTAGACCAAGTATCATTTGATTATGAAAATAGAGGACTAGATGGAGACAAGGGAATATGTGAAAAGACTTGGAAGGCTTGTCAAAGATGGACCAGACAATCACCAATATTATGAGAATAGGAAGGGCAAAAACAAATTATGTAGATACCAACTCTATGACAATGGAGGTGGGGTTATATGTGCCTACAAGGGTCTCAGATGGTCAAGGAGGCTATACAACTACCTTCGCCTTACAAGAGGTCGTTTGGGGAGATTTTCGACCAGATAACCAAAATAGAGCCTTATTGGAAGCAGAGTTAAGTTTTACTCGTTCTGCTAAGTTATTTATCAGATATGATGTAATAATCAATAATAATTATCAATTAGAGATAGAAGGTGAAATGTATACAATACACTCTATTAAAGATGTAGAAAACCAGTTTAGATTTTACGAAATATTAATTTACTTCTAATGGCATTTTCAGTTAATTTAATTGGGATAAAACAACTTCAAGAAAAGTTAAATAATTTAAGTATTTCCTTAAAAGATGATGTTAGTAATGAAATAAACGCATCTGCACTTAAAATAGAAAATCAAGCAAAAAAATTAGCACCTGTTAATTTAGGGCAATTACGAAATTTAATAGCATTAACAAAAGATAGTGATTTAACGTACACAGTTGCAGCAAACGCTTCATATTCTGCTTATGTTGAATTTGGTACTGGTCCACAAGTAAATGTGCCATCTGACTTTAAATCTTATGCAGAACAATTTAAAGCTAAAAGTGGTGGAAAGTTTAGAGATATGGTTGAAGCATTAACTTTATGGGTAAAACGAAAAGGTATTGGCAATAATAAAAATGATAAAGGATTAGCTTATGTAATAGCTTTAAGCATACTAAAAAAAGGTATGCGACCACAACCATTTTTAATACCAGCTTATGAAATGGAAAAACCCAAACTTATACAAAGACTAAATCAATTATTAAATGCTAAATCCTAATATAGAAATAAAGAAGTGGTTTTATACTAACTTAACAAGTTCAAGTACATTGCCTGTTTATGATGGTATAGCACCAGATTCAGCACCTAATGAATATATCATTATGAGTGGCAGAACTTCTAGCCAAGAACAAGGGAAAATCAGTTATACTAATGGAGTTACCATTGATGTTGACATTGTCATAAAAAATAGTAACTTTGGCTATAAAAGAGCCGAAACTATAAGCAATTTAATACTAACTGCAATAAATTCAAACACAGATATAACCCTAGCAAATGGGTTTTATGCTTCAAGTTTGGTAGTAGCAGCAATTAGAAATTTAGATGGTTTAAACCCTTTGGACAATGTATTTAGAACGATTATAACATATAATATAATAATAACTCAAAATTAAATAAAATGGCAGAAACAAAAGTATCAGCAAGAGATTATATCCTTTTAGCTGACATAGATAACGACGGAACATTCAAACCTGTCGCTTGTCTTACAACTAACTCAATGACATCAACTGTTAACACTATTGATGCAACTTCTAAATGTGGCGACCAATATCAAGCTGGTCCTTCATTTACACAATCATTTCAAGGTGATGGTTTTGCAATTGATGAAACAGGAAGTGCAAGTAAAGATTCTTATCAACAATTGTATGCTGCTCACGCTGCAAGAACATCATTCAATATGAAGATGGGTAAAGCAACTCCAACTGCTGGAGATATAGTTTATTCAGGTCAAGTATTTATTTCAAACTTTGATGTAAATGCAGATGATAAAGATGATGTTAAATTTTCTGCAACTTTCGTAGTAACTTTACCACCATTAACACAAACTGAAACTGTATAATAAATAACCTATGTACGAATTAAGATTGAACAACAAAACTATTCCTTTAAAGTGGGGAACTTGGTCTATGCGTGAATTTTGTATAGCTAAAGCAACCATAAATGCTAAAGGAGAAAAAGAGAATCTACCAATAAATAGATACTTTGAAATATTGAATAATACACAATATGATTTAGAACTTATAATTTTATTAATTTATATAGGGTATAAATCTGCTTGTAATACCAATAAACAAGGTGTTGAATATGATGAAAATGATGTGTGTGATTGGGTTGATGAACTTGGTGGAATTTTTGATGAAAAGGGAAGTGTAATTGAATATATTAAATACATTATTTCGACAACTGTATTAACTGTTCAAGGCACTCCTAAAGAAGAAAAAAAAAAGTCTAACAAATCTAAGCTGGGATGACATCTTAGTTAGGGCTGCTGAATGTGGGGTAAAACCTAATGAGTTTTGGGAGATGACTTGGAAAGATTTTTCAATTATTGTATTAGGCAATGAAAGAAAAGAATTAAATGAATGGGCAAGGACTAGAAACCTTGCCTATATTATATATCTAAGTAGCAGTACTGAAAGTTCTCCTAAATCATTAAAAACATTTTGGTCTATACCAATGTTAGATGATAATGAAGAAACAGAAGAAAAAACAATGTTAACGGATGACCAATTGGCAAAAACATTAAAATTATACGGAGTAAATTAGTAAAATGGCACAGGAAACACTTAAAATTACGATTACAGCCGATAATAAACAGGCTTTAGAAGGTTTACAACAAACATCTGTTGCCACTACTCAATTAAGTTCAAATTTAGGTAAATTACCTAGTGCATCAAATCAAGCTAATCAAGCGTTATTAAATTCAGGTCGTGTTTTACAAGATTTGAATTATGGTTTTATAGGTGTTGCAAATAACCTTAACCCATTACTTGAATCATTCCAAAGATTAGGAGAAAGGTCAAAAGAAGCTGGAAGTAGCATTGGGAAAGAATTAGTAAGTGCCTTAACTGGTCCAGCAGGTATTGGTGTTGCTTTGTCAGCAGCTACATTTTTATTCTTAAAGTTTGGAGATGAAATTTCTAATTTTATTACACAAAAAGTAAGTGGTTTAAATGTTGCATTAGGAACTGAAATAAAAGTATTTGATGATGCTTCTAAAGCATATGTGAAGGCTTCTACTGATATAAATAATCTTAATCAAGCACACGAACAATATAAAAATGGATTAATAACTAAAGATGCATTTTTAAAACAATTTAATAATACTCTTGATGATACAATTGCAAAAACAAATAGTTTAAGTACTGCTGAAAAATTCTTAACTGAAAATTCAGAGGCTTATGTAAAAATGATTTTTTATAAAGCAGTAGCACAAGAAGCAGCAGCACAAGCAGCAAAAAAACAAGTAGAACAATTATCATTAGAAGAATTAGCACCAACCCCAACATTAGGAGAAAGAGCATTAGCTTTTATAAGTCCTGCTGGTACATCTGGTGAAGATATTGCAGAAAAAAATAGAAAGAAGAAAATAAATGAATTAGAATATGATACTTATGTTTTACAAGAAATAAATAAAAAATATAATATAATTGCTAATAATATTCAAGAAAGTTTTACTAGAATATTTGGTCCAGCAAGTGTAACAACTGCTAAAGAAAAGAAAATTAAATCTCCAGTAAAGTTAATATCTGATGGAGTTTATGATGCATCTTTAGAA